CGAAATGGAATATAAAAGTGTGATAGCCAAGATCGGAGATGTTGACGTAAAGGGTCAACGTGTAGCCGGGTGGTTCAGCGTATTTGGAAACGTTGATTCAGACAATGATATACTGATGCCAGGAGCTTTTACGAAAACTATTGCAGAGCGTGGTCCGAAGGGTGCAAATCAGATACCTCACCTTTTACAGCATAAGTGGGATCAACCACTTGGAAAGCCGATTATATTGGAGGAACGACCATTCGGAGGATATTTTGAAACGAATATTGTAGATGTAACCTATGGGATTGACACTATTAAACTGTATGCTGCCGGTGTATATAATGAACATTCATTCGGATTTGAAACGATAAACTCAGCCAACTCCACCCGTGAAGGTAAGGATGTAAGGGAAATTACAGAAGTAAAATTGTGGGAATATAGCACTGTAACATTTGGTGCAAACGATTTAACCAGGTTTGAAGGATTCAAATCATTGAATAAGAGCGATAAGATAGAGCAGATAATGGAACGACTTGAATTGTTGAGTCGTGCAATAACTGACTACCGCTTATCTGAGCAAGGAAAAGAATTTATACATATAGGATTCATGCAGTTGGCTGATCTGTTAAAGTCACTCAAAGAAGATCGGGAGCCGGAACAATCCACTCCTATAATCGTTGAGCCGACAATCCCGGAGCTGTTAATGCAATTTGAAAAATCATTAAAAACAAAAATGACTTAAACACAATGGATGAAAAATTATTGATGGATGAGATCGGTAAAAAAACAGCCGATCAAATCAAGGCAGCTATTGATGCTGCTAAAGCAGGCGATCAGGAGCAGGCAACTGCGCTCGAGGCCAAACTCGTGAACCAGCTCGGTGCTGATTCAGATCATGTAAAGGCTATGCAGACCCAGTTGGATCAGATTAGCACTAACATTCAAAAGCAGATGGTTGAGAATGTAAAAATCAAAACCATTAAATCTGCATTGCTCGACATTGGGCGTACCAATGAATTCAAATCGATCAGGACCAACCGTACCTTCCAGAAGGAAATTCCATTGGATCTTGAAGAAAAGGTTGTAACTGTGATGAACTCAGGAATGACCGGACATATTCCGAAGCCGATGTGGTTGCCTGGTGTATTCCGTGCTCCTGATCAGGCTCCGTTCTTGAGCCAGTTGTGCCCGATTGTACCTACGGCATCGAATACTGTATGGTATATTAACCGGACTACTCGCACCAACGGTGCTGCTGCCCAAACTGAAGGTAGTGCACTTGGTCAATCAGATGTGCTTTATACTCAGGCATCAGCAACCGTAGTTGACACTGGTTCATTCCTGAAAGTATCGGACAATGCCATTGAGGACAACGCTGACTTTTTGATGGGTGAGATCAATGCCGAACTTCCCTGGATGGTGTTGGATGCTCAGGATGCTGCTATTTTAGCTCTGATCGTTTCCGGTGCTACTGCTTTCTCAGCAGCCGCAAAACCTTACTTGAGTGCAGTAGTTAACGCTAACTACTACGATGTACTTCGTGCAGCTATCAATCAGGCACGTGCTCAGAATTTCCAGCCTGATACTATATTGGTTCACAATGATGATTACGCAATGATGGAAATGTCGAAAACCGCTACCGGTGAATACACTATTCCTAACTGGGCATCGTTGAACGGGTTGAGTGTATCTGGTGTAAGGGTTGTACCGAACAATCAGATAACTACCGGTACTTATGTTGTATGTACGTTAGGTCGTACTCCGCTGGCAATGCGCCAGAACCTGGTATTGGAATTCGGATACGATCACGATGACTTCTCAAAACGGTTGCTTACTGCCCGTGCTTATGTTCGCTCGGCTTACATATTCTCGACCCAAATGGCACTCGGTTTTATCAAAGGTACTTTTGCTGATGATGCTGCAACACTTGCTCTGTAATGAAAAAGTATATCACTTTATTTAGCCTTTTGCTGATCGGGATGATTAGCATGGCACAGACTAAGGTCGGGTCGTACACTGCATTTGCAGGAACGACTGCCGCAGCCGATACGATTAAAGCATCGACTACTCGAACATGGGTATTGGATCTGAATAAGTATCAGACTGACCAGGGTGTTAACGTAGAACTGTTTGTTGAAAATGTTAGTGGAACTGCAACGTTTACTGTTAAGGCATACTGGTCTAATGATGGTACTAATATACCGGCTACTGCTGCTGATTCATTGAGCAAGTCGCACGCATCTGATTTTGTTTACATGAAAAACTTTACTACTGCTGGTGGAAAATACCTTATTCTGAAATGTATTCCTACTGCTGCCGCCCAGGTTGGACGTGCTTACGGTTGGGTTAACTGTTACACGAAATGAAAAAGTTAATCCTTCTTTGCCTGATCTTTGTCAGTCTGGCAGGGATGGCGCAGATTCGAGTTGGTTCATATAAAGCATTCGCTGGTACTATTACCGGTGTGGATGCTGATACACTGAATGCTTTGAGCACTCGTTCATATATTTTTGAATTTGCCAATTACTCATACGAACTTGGTATTGACGTATTTATTTTGCTTGATCGCACTTCAGGTGCTGTATCTGTCGGGCAAAAGACTTACTGGTCAAACGATGGTTCACATTGGGCAGCTACGGCAGCGGATAGTTCAAGCCTGGGAGATGCTATAATTGATATTCCCTGGTCGAAAACGATAACTCCTGCTAAGGGCAGATATATGAAATTAGTGTTAACGGCTACAAGTGCAGCTCAGGTCAGTTCGATTTATGGTTATATGCGAACATACTTGAAAAATTAATGAAAAGTCATGGGGCCGATCCCGGTCGGCCCCATTATTTTAAACACAACAAACATGAAAATATTACTTATCAAAGACTGCGCAGGACATTGTAAAGGTGATACATTGATCACTGAAGATCGTTACGCGCATACCATTATCGGACTTGGTTTTGCTGTAAAGGTTGAAACTGCTCGCCCGGTTGAAAAGATTGAAAAATTAGAATCAAAAAAGCCTGAACTGAAGTCTAAAAAACTTACAAAATGAGCTACGAGTTACAGATAACGGATCTTGGATATGTCGATCAAGGATCAGGTGCTACTGCTCCAAAGGTTGTTGATCTGGTGTCACTCGCTGAAGCTAAAGCATATCTGAAACAATCATACTCAAGTCAGACAGCAGAAGATGCTATTATTACGACTATGATTGAAAGTGCTCGGAGATGGATAGAAAATTATTTGGGTAAGTCAATCATATCCAAGTCGATTGTTGCATTTACTCGTGATGAATTTGCAGAATTTGAGCTGCCGTTACCTCCTGTTACTTCCGTAACTACTGTGAAACGGATTTACCTTGATGGTACTTCTACAACGTTGGCAAAGAATACAGATTACTACGAGATCGGTCGGCAGGATAAGGTAATACAATTCATGGCAATTTGGGGAACTTCATCTTTCCAGATTGCCGGTATTGAAGTAACATACACTGCTGCTATGACTGACGCCTATGATCTGGCAATATGTAAACAGGCGTGCCTGGATATAGTTGCTGAGAACTATTATAATCGTGGAGATTCAACTGAATCATCGTTTCAGTTGATTCCATTTAATGTAAAGACAAAACTAAATCCGTTAAGATTAATGCGTCACTTATGAATCGTGGAAGGTATCGGCATATTATCCAGTTTAACGCCTATTCTGACGTATCAGATGGTCAAGGTGGTGTAACTACTACATCAGCGATATTAACGTCACAATGGGCGAATGTACGACCTTTATCGGGTGACAGGTTAATGCGGATGCAACAACTAATAATGGGGCAGTGGTACGAGATTGAAACCAATTATCGGGCAGACCTGGCAGCATCAATAAGTGCAGGCAATCCTATCATATTCGGAACCAGATCGCTTATCGTTAAGACGTTC